TAGTGAGCACCCCTATTGAGGGGACGATTGAGGCAGGAAACAGCGTTATTGATACAGAGCAACGTTTATCAGCAATTCTTGAAGTCAGAATAAATGGTATCTGCCTGCATAAGCGTACACCTTGGCTTATAGATGATATGAGTGCTGCCGGCACACCGCAAAGCTATTTTGTGACAGGGTTCGGTACTGTTAATGTATGGCCAACCCCGACAGTGGACTGCACATACAAAGTGTTAGGCATACCAGATATGGAAATTCTTAAAGAATTGGATGATATTTTTCCTATGATGAACGAACTATCTGATTTTGTCGTTGAGTATGCCTCAATTCGTTCATCACTTACAAATGAGTTTGATGTATCCCAGGAAACTTCTATCATGAGCTCTATAGTATCCCAGATAGAGGACATGATTCGCAGATACAATACTGATTCTATTCAGACTGCGGGGTATTGGGACTACGGTGAAAACATGGTGCGCGATTACGGGAGGCGGTATAGGTGAGGCTATCTTCCAAACATGCCAATCCCCAGATGATTGAGTACAAGGATTTTACCGGCGGACTAAATACAACCAATGCTATAGAAATGATAGAAATGAATGAACTTAACCGCTGTATTAATTTCGAACTCATGGGGAATCTACTGCGGACTGTATCTGGCACAAAGGATATTTACAGGACGGAAACACTTCATTTCTCTGACATTTTTTATGACACAATCAATAACCTGCTGATTGTGGGCACCAGTGATAGGAAAATATTTACCATCCAGCCAAACGGGGATGATTTAAAGGAGCTAGGTTCTTTAACTGGCACAGTCACTCCGGATTTTGCGGTGTGGGAAGATGGTGTGTTAATTGCCTCTGGTGGTAAGCTACAGTACTTCAACGGCAGTGAGCTGATCACCCTGGAAAAGTCACCGGATGTATGTAATGGTGTATTCACTAGTCATGGTAGGGTGATAGTTTATTACGATGATGTAATCAAATATTCCGCTGTTGGCGATGAAACCGACTGGGCGGAGGATACTAACGTAGATTCTTCATCGAAATGGCTGCAAGTCGGCTATAAAGATGGCGGTAAAATCACAAATGTTGTCAATCTATCAGCAGATATTCTAGCCTTCAAGAGCAATAATACTGCTTTTCATATAGCTGGACAATATCCAGATTGGCAGCAGCGCGAGATTAGTAGAAACATCAGCAGTAGAGGACTAAGGACGGCATTGTCGCTGACATCAAGCGCCATTGTACTAGGAGATAACTCTTTACAGGCTATAACCGTTACAGATGATTACGGTGAGATGAAAGCTACGGATTTAGCTGCCAAAGTCGAGGATGATGTTAAAGCTATAGGTAAAATCGTTAAGGCTAGATACATCGCACCACTAAATCAAATCTGGCTGCTAACAGGCGATAAAACATTTTTATTTCTAGATGTAGAGCACGTTGCATTTTTCAAGCGTGAGTACAATACACCTGCTCTTGATGCCTGCTATCACGGCGACAAAGTGTATGTACTAAAAGGCGATGCTATATGTTACCTAGATAACGGTGATAATATGCGGGATAACGGCGAAGTAATGCACTGGGAGATGCATGCTAAAACGCTGGTATCGTATAATGATTTTCTGGTAAAACGCGTGCGTGTAGACATCACGCCTATGTTCCAAAATTATGCAGATGTGAGGTTCTGGGTTGGACATGTGCAGTTATCTGAGCTAGTACCGAAGGAAGCGCTGCAAATATGGCATGACTACACCCAGCTCTATCATAGCAAGAGAAGCTTAAAGAGTGTTCCGATTGCCGACATTTACTCAAATGGTGATGAAATTTATGATAACGATGATGAAATTTACCAGAATTCAACATACATAAAGTCTACTACATATGTAAGGCAGACTAAGAGGCAGGTGGACAGACATAAAGGCATAAAGGTTCGTGGCAAGGGACATGGCGGGAGATTCATTCTTAATCTTATAAACTTTGAGATGGTGGAGGTGTAATTAATGGCGCGACTAGAAGAAGCTAATCCTTTAGACTACAGGCAGGGTGGAGATACAGTTGATGATTTTGCCCAGAAGTACATGAAAGAGATTGGCAGAATATATCAGTTTTTGAATAATTTACGAGAACATAACAGCACCGGCGCAAATCAGGTGGAACCAGCTCCGTATCAGTTGAGGTGCGAAGATGGGAAGCTATACATCCGAAATGCAGAAAATACAGAGTGGCTGTATCTGTTCGATGTTGTGTATCGTATGGGAGTCAGTGATAATGCTACAGCTAAAATCATTACGACTGATGATGTCACTAGCACTACAGAAGCATTAAAGCTGGTCCAGACCGATTCGGACGGCAAAATTGCCACAGATACACTCGGTAACGCTGCTACAGCTACAGCATTGCAAGAAGCTAGGCTGGTTACAATTGCTGACTACGCAGGAAAAAATTCCAGCACCCCTATAAGTTTTGATGGCAGCAAGGATATAACTATTCTATTGCCTAAAAAAATGGATGGGGAGTTTTCCGGTAGCTTTGAAGGTGATTTTCACGGGAAATTTACGGGTGATGCCCCAGATTATATCCTTAAAACTAATATTGCTGCTGGCTCGCTTGGAGAAATAGTAACCACTTTGGGAAAATTGGTTGCGGTTGATGCAGATGGATTGCTACCGGTGAACATCAGGGGCAATGCAGGCAAGTTGGCCGGTGTAAATGTAGCTGTTACCAATCCAGAAGACGGGCAGGTACTTGCATATCGTGTTGCTTCTAACACCTGGACTAATGAGGCTCGCGCGGTTGTAGGCGAAGGTAAAACACTGGCAATTTATGACGGCGATACCTTGCTGGGTGAGTATTCCGGCGGCAAGACCGTAACTATTGATTTGGGCACTGCTAAAATCAAAGCTGATGTTGAGCAGGATTTAACAAAAGCTGTTGAAGAAATGAAAAAAACTATCGCGGATTTCTTCGATATTGACGAAAATGGTTCTCTTATGCCTGCCGAGAATCCTCATTTCAGCAATCAGTTTGAGTTAGATAATGATGGGGCGATAATGCCAAAGGAGGCAAATTAAATGACAAGAGATTTTGTACCTCGCGCCGATAATGAAGGTGGTATTGGTAGCGAAAATAAGCGTTGGAGTAAGGGCAATTTTGTTACTGTGAATACAGACAGTGTGAAAGCTGACAGTATCACTGCAAAGACTATTTCTGGTGAAATTGCGCCAAAGCTTGTATCTAAAATCGTTCATTCCGATGATTCTATCACAATAACCCAGGCGGACGGCAGCCAGTCTACAGTACCACTAACTGGCGAAACTACACTAGGCTGGTGCAGAAAGCGTCGTATTGAAAAGTCTGGCAACACAGTAAAACTGTACTGGGAGGATCCAAAGGATGGCTATGCGCAATGGGCCAAGACTGTAATTGTAAAAAAGCAGGAGGGTTATCCAGAGTCTCCGAGTGATGGTGTTACTGTAGTTACGACTACCGAGCGTGACAAGTATAAAACAAATCCGTACACCGACACACAGGCTGATGCGGATAAGTGGTACTATCGCGCTTTTCCGGTATCTGCCGGCGGTAACACTAGCTACCACCGCCTTAATAAATTTGGCTTCTGGCACTATGCTATTTGGATTGACAGAGAAGATGGTGTTGAGTCTACTTGCGTGCACAATGTAGATGGCTATGATAACCAGGGCTACCGGCCAATCAAGATGATTTTCAATACCGATGTTGAGAAAAACGTACTTGACTGGGGCGATTGGGAAAATGCGCAATTTATGCCAAAACCGTGCATGCTACGCAACAGCGGTACTGTGGATTACTACCTTAATCCCGATAACTACAATCAGAAGTTAGACGGTTCCCCGACTACAGATATTTCTGATGTAAACTATGACGGCAACGCAATGGTAGAGTGGAGCCCAGTCTTTACGAAAAATGAAACCATCGGTACAAAGCACTATATCTACTTCTGCTCTGAAAAGCTGGATGATAGCTATGAGTGCTACTCTGCCAAAAAAGATGATGGCACGTATGCTGAGCATTGGTATATGCCAATTTATGAAGGCAGGGTAGTAAACAATGTCATGCGTTCTTTGTCTACAGGCACTGACGGCACTGGCACAGGAGCAGCACTGCCGACTGCTAGTACCACGATGGACCAAGAAATGACATACGCAAAAGCTAATGGCACGGGCTGGAATATCACCAACTGGGCTGACGAGAGTCTTGTAGCCATGTTGGGCGTTCTGGTGATGGGGAGGCTCAACTGCGCTATGGCCATAGGCTACAATTGTGGCTCCAGCTCCAGCGGATTAACTCACAAAGTGGGTACTGGCAACAAAAAAGGTATGTTCTTTGGACATTACACTATATCTGCATATGCTACCAAATTCTTCGGCATGGAGAATTGGTGGGGTCACAGATGGCGCCGGTGTGTAGGACTAATCACAAAAGACTATAAAGTCTTTGTGAAAATGACTAAGAGCATTATTGACGGCTCTACAGTGCAGAATTACAACAGCACTGCTGATGGCTATATTGATACCGGCATAACAGTACCGGCAATGAGCGGCAGCTATTTTGTCGATGTGGCTAATAGCAAGTATGGCTTCGCTATACCGACGGCTCTTACTAAGTATAAAGGTGATACCGGCACTGCGGGCGGTTCTGCTTCTACATACTATTGTGATGGTGGCTGGAGTGCAGGCGGTGTCTGTGCTCTGCTTTCTGGTGGCGGTGTGTACGACGGGGCGGCCTCTGGCCTCTTCTGCTTCAGCGTGTACCATGCCCCGTCTAATGCGGCTTGGTCCGTCGGGGCCTCCTTGTCTTTTAAGAGCTTTTAGAAGAGAGGGTTCAAGGGAGAAACCTCTCCCTTGAATTAACTAAGACTGCCAACTAACGAATAAAATCAAAACTATATAGGGACTGTATGGGCGTGTGCTCTGATTTCTGGTGGCAATGTGAACAACGGGACGGCCTCTGGCCTCTTCTGCTTCAACGTGAACAATGCCCCGTCGAATGCGAATTGGAACATCGGGGCCTCCACTCTTTACCGAAAAAAATAATGCCTGTACTCTTCCACACCGAAAGGGGAAAATTAAGCCGTAAAAAGCATAGATTAGTAAGGGTATCCACAATATCTATGAGGCGATAAAGACAGATGAAAACTGTAAATAATTTGTTCGATAAGATATGTACAAAAGAAAACATCCTTTTAGCTATCCACAAAGCTGCTAGAGGAAAGCGAAAGAAGCGTGTAGTACAGCAGGTGCTAGCTAATGAGGAAGCGGTAGCAGATAAACTGCTGGGGAAATTGCAAAGTGGCACATGGAGGCCTAATGCAATTCATAGTGTCAAAGTGATTAATGACGGCATTCAGCAGAAGAAGCGTGAAATAGTATGCCCAGACTTCGTAAATGAGCAGATTGTACATCACGCGATACTGAATATCTGTGCACCGATTTTTCAAAGAAGATTCTATAAATACTCATGCGCAAGCATACCTGGCCGTGGTGTTGAGTACGCTGTGAAGTATATCCGCAAAGCTAAAGCTGATAGAAAGAATACAAAATATTTCGCTGTTCTTGATATACGGAAATTCTTTAACAGCATAAAGCCGTCCAAAGTATTTCATGCAATACGGCGCATAATACGCGATAAGCGTGTACTAGCACTGTTTGCAAGGATACTGAGAGCTAACAAAATCGTCAGGCTGGATGGCAGTAGAATCAAACGTGGTGCACCAATAGGCCTATATACAAGCCCTTGGTTCGCTAATATTTTGCCCCGCTAGCTTAGACAATTTAATCAAAGCTAGCGGGGCAAAATACTATATACGATACAACGACGATATGCTAATCTTTCACGCTAACAAGCGTAAGCTCAAAAAGATTTTGGAGCTGGCAGAGCAGCATATCAGCTCTTTAGGGCTGGTACTGAAAAGGCCGTGGCAGATACACA